ATAAAGCCTTTGGGTCTAAAAATGCAGCCTCTGTGGTTGATATTTTAAGTTCCAAAACAGCCAAGTTAAAACAGGGCATTAACGAACTGACCAATGTTACTGATGCATCCAAGGCCAGTGAAATGGCGAATATCATTGCCAGTCCCTGGGACAGATTTAGTGGTTCATTAAATGGCGCTGCGACGGCGATGGGGCAAGCGGTGTTACCGATTATTGAACCGGTTGTCGATATGCTGGTTGCTATGTTAGGTGGCGTGATATGGCTAACCCAAGAATTTCCGACATTAACGGGCGTACTTGGTGCGGCAGCTGTTGGCGTCATTGCCTTAATGATTGCCTTCAGTGCCATGAATATGATCATCGGCATTTATCGTTTTGCATTGATAGGGCTGAGTGTTGTCAGCAATGCCGCTGCTGTTTCAACAAAACTATGGCAGGTTGGTTTGGTTGCACTGCGCGTGATGGGATTCTTAGGCAACATTGCCGCGATGGGTGCTTATCTTACTGCTATCGGTCTCTATCGTGGTGCGATGTTAGCGGCGCAAGGCGTTACTTGGTTATTTAATACAGCTTTACTTGCCAATCCGATTGGGCTGGTTATCGCTGGGGTTGTGGCACTAGTGGCTGCCGTCGCAGGACTTATCTTTTATTGGGATGCCATTGTTGCCGCCTTTAAAGATTCAAGTTGGGGCCAAGTTCTGATTCAGATATTTGACAGCGTAATGTCTGTGTTCAGTGCTCTGATTGATAATGTGACATGGGTGCTCGAAGCACTGGGATTGATGGACGGTAAAGAAATGACCATTAACTCTAAAGTTGAAGAGGTGACCAAAACAGCTGCGCCAATATCAGCTGAAAATACATTATCAACGAAACTCAACACAGAGACACTTGGCTCAAGGCATCTTTCAAACATGAATACACGAATTAACCAGGCTAACGGTTTTGCACCAGTTGCTGCAAACCAGATATTGAGCACAGAGGCTTATGCAACGAACAACTTAGCTAATACAAATACGCAGTTCAATCAGGTTGGCGGCTTATCGCCAGTTGCAGCTTCGCTTGTTGAAAGCCAAACGTTTAATGAGACAAGTGCGCACAGCGCGCGTATTCAACAGTATCAAGAAAATAACCAGCAGCTGGCGAAGGTAAGCCGCCCACGTATACAACGAACCCAGTACTTTCAGCAAAGCAGGCTGGACACGAAGAACAACAGCAATAGCAGCGCCGATAACAGTAAGCGGGTTTATATCGACAATGTGGTGATGAAAAGCGACAACCTTGACCATGATTTTGAACAGTTAATGGAGTTAGCCGGCTAATGATAAATATGCATATTGATTTAAATATTATCGATGGGGATTTTGTATTTAATTCCTCGCTCAGTGCTGGGAAATTATCGGCGGCCAGAGTGATTGGCCAAGACGTCAAACACCGTATTATCGAAAGTGGCTTATTAGTTAAGTTAGTTAAACAGCGCAACGTCAATGGTATTGCACCAGTGCTAACCGATTTAGAGCTGGAAGTGGAACAAGACGACCGACTTAAGCCTGGCACGATCTTAATTACCTACAACAGTGATAAAACCTTGACGATTGAAGCTGAAACTAAGCAATACGGATCAATGAAATGGGCTGGAGCATAACATGATACCTGATTTTAAAAAGATGATGGCGGATGCTGGATTACCAGTGAATGAGAAGGTCGCCAAGCAGCAATGGGACCAGGTATTAAGCGAGCAGCAAATCATTGTTGAGAATGGCAGTCCGTTTAGCCCGTTTTGGCGCACCGTTAAAGCATTAATCACGCAGCCTGTAGTGAGTTTACTTGATTGGATAGCACGTATATTGATGCCCGATCTATTTATCATGACGGCAAGTCGCAGCGCATTAATCGGGTTACATGGTCCGAGTCGAAATGTCTTTATTGTGGATGCTATTAACGCCAAAGGCATGCTGACCTTAACACGCGTCAGCAGTGATGGTGTATTGAGTATTGCTGCAGGTGTCTTGGTGGAAAGTGACAGTATTGGCGGCACTATATATCAGTTACGTACGCTCAGCGCTGCAGTATTTAAAGAAGGTGAATCGGTCATTGAAGTGTTGGCGCAGGCTGTTACTGCAGGGCAGGCGTATAACTTACCGGTAGGCAGTTATTACCGCTTGGTTAACCCAATGGAGGGCGTCAGTGTTCGTAATGAAAAAGACTGGCTGCTTATCCCAGGTGCTAACGAAGAAAGCACCGAGGCATACCGAAACAGAATAAGAAACGTATTCGGTACTGCCGCTAAATGGCATATCAATACCGTGTATAAATCGATAATCAGTGATTTCGCTATACCGGTTGAAAATATTGAAATTGTAAACCAAGCGCCGCGTGGCCCAGGTACCGCTAATGCGTTTATTTACTTAAATGTTGGGCAAGTATCAACAGGCTTGTTAAGCGCAATTAATCAACATATTCGTGATGATGGTCATCATGGCCATGGTGATGACTTTCAAGTGTATGCAATGCCTACGCAAGACAAGGTGATAACGGCCACGTATTCATTGCATGCAAATAGCGTTGATATTAAAGCGGATATAAAGACCTTTATCCAGGCGGCGTTTCGTTTAAATGATGCGTATCAACCTCATCGAACGCGCCCGAATTCGTTGTTCAGCATGAGCCAGTTACAAGCGCAATTACATAATCAATTCCCTGCATTACGCAGTATCGATTTTGATTGTGGTGATATTAAAACGGGGTTGTGGTTACCGAGACTAACGCACTTGGTTGTGCAACATGGATAAGAATAAGCAGCAGCCAGAAATAGCGACTTGGTTAAACAAGGGCCATGCCGAGCAGTTAATGAAGGCAGCGCAGCAATATTGGAACAATACCAAAGATTGGGTGATGTGGGCGGTTGCGCAAAAAGATGAGCGGCAAAGTGAGGAACCCTTTTTAGGGTTATTAGCCTGGGAACGTTTAACTGAAAGATTGCCTTTTGAACCCGCGGACTTTTTTAGAAAGCGGGTCCAGCATGCACTGGTTAATACCATTGATGCTGGTGAGATTGCCACGATTGAAGCCATCTTTAATCGCCTTGGTATCGATGTAATCAAAGTAAGCGAGCGCATTGATAACCGAGATTGGGACATTATTGCAATCGACTTTAGCAGTCATACCGTTTCGAAATACGGTGAACTGATGCCCGAGTTGATCCAGCTCTATGGACGCACCTGCAGACGTTATGAATTCACGGTGCACAGCGTGGTCGATGTTGGATTAGCGCCTGGTTGGCTTGATGTGCAATGGGACAGTGTGCATGTGCCTTTAGGCTTAACACTGACGCAAGGCAGCGATATTGAATTTAACCCCATGAGTGGTTTTTTAGGTGGGCAATACAATGTGCAAAACGTGCCATTGTTACCACTGACGATGTCGGTTGAACATCCGCTGACACTGCAGCCACTGTATGGATTTTTGAGTAAAGAAAGCAGCATTAGTACTGCAACGGAGTAAGTTTCTATGTCTGAGCCGATTTCAACACAAAAAGTAACCGGCATTCTTACTAATGCTGGTAAACAGCACATCACCACCTGTGCACTTGAAAATACGGGGCTAAATGTCTCAACACTGGTGTTAGCGAATGTACCGAACTTAAGTGATAACGCAGCGCGTGACCCTAATATGGCAATCCCAGCACAAGCTCAGATTGTGTATCAAACGGATGAATTAATTACCGGTTTTATTGATGAGCATACTGTTGCCTGGGCGACGGTGATGGACCAGGACATTGGCGACTTTGATTACAACTGGATTGGTTTAGTGACTAGTACCGGCATCTTGTTAGCGCTGGACTATTTACCGCTGCAACGTAAACGCCAGGGCGTGAACAACGTACACAACCGCAGTTTTGTATTGAAGTTTGCCGCAGCCAAAGCGCTTACCCGCATCGAGATAAAAGCCAGCAGTTGGATGTTTGATTACAGCCCTAGGCTAGACAGCATGCAACTGGCGATTGTCTCCAATGCCACGGCGCAAATAGATAATATGACGCGCCATTTAGGTTTAAAAGACGTTGTCACCAATTTACGAAATACTATCGAACTGCAGCAAGTTCATATTGGAACTCTAGAGCAAGCAGGGCAAGCTCTTCAACAAACTCAATCAGTAATGATAAAGCAGCGTCAGGAACACGATGGTGAGGTGCAAATCTCGCTCGCCAAAATGGCAACCGCACAAGTCAGCACTATGTATCGACAGGCAAAGCATATTACATCAGCTAATAACGAATAAAGGGGACAGACATGACAATAGAGCAGAACATTGCAGAACTCGTGCAAGCCAGCAATAACCTCACAGGGGTTGTTGATGGGAAAATACAAGAAATTGATCAGAAGGTTAAGCAAACGCAAGATGGCCTTAATGGCTGGAAAGGGTCGGTTCAAGCTAAAGATATTAATGGCCAAGCGCTGTATAAATCTGTGATTGATTTAACCGGACTGAGTTCAGACCGTTATTACCCTGTGTGGTGGCTTTTCCCCAATAATCGTGCGGGCGCCTCGTTCATTAATATTGTACGTAATTTTAGTGAAAACAGAAGTGATGAACCCTTTGGTCCAGGTGTTACGCATCTAGCTGGCTTAGATTTTTGCATGGAAGGGATTGATTATATGTGGGGGGGAGATGCGCAAAGTTTTGTTATTAAACGAATTGGCCAAACGTACCGAAAAACAGTTCGTAACGCAGCTTTTGGTATTAGCTGTATTGCTCGGCCTGTATCAGGGAAATTCCCTTTATATTCAAGTGTATCTGATGGTTCAGTCGGACCGTGTCGAAAATTTAGCGGTTGTTATCTGCGTGGTGGTTTAACTTACCATGTAATGAGCAACATGAGTAATGCGCCTAAGTATTCGAGAGAAGACAGTGAAGTCTCGATTTACTCAAGAGTTGAGTCTACTTGGGAAATTAACTGGAAAGTTAAATCGTACCATAAAGATGATGAGTTTTTAGGTCCAGAATATCCAGAGTGTCGCTTGCCATATTCTTATCACTACAACAAATTATTCGCCCCTAAAAATGCTTAATAAAAGACCGTCATTAAGGAATACATATGAACAGAGTAATAGACACGTTAGTTGATAAGTTGGGGCATGAATTAGTTAATGTACCTGCAGAGCTCAACGTATTAGTTGAAATGGGTTTTAGTGAAGACGAAGCTGTTGTACTTATCAACAGCGTAATAAGCGCTGAAAAATGGCTTGAGATTAGAGTCAAACGTGACAAGTTAATTCGTGATACTGACTATCTTGTGCAACCAGATTATCCGTTATCGGATAGCCTTAAATCGGAGATAATTGTATATCGTCAAGCATTACGTGATATCCCACAATCAGTGGGCGATCCTGATGATGTCGTTTGGCCACAGAAACCAGCGATTAGCTAATGCACAGTATTAACCTTGCGTCCCACCAAACCGCTGCCCTTTGCAC